ACTTTTTGCTCTACATGAGATATTCGACGTTCACTTTCTAAGTTAGCCAGTGCCATAGCGGCAATGATTTCTGCCTGTGATTTCGGTTTGGCTCGTTCATCTTCAAGTTCTTTCCAGCGATCAACTAAGCGAGCTGTAAATTCAGGGTAGAGTTGAGCTACTACAATGATGCTATCTCGTTTTCCTTTCTCACCTGAAAAAACATAATGTTTTGGTATTACGCCATTAGCTGATTTAATCCCATCCTCCGTCGGAGGTTGGGAAATAACACCGCTATTGGTTAGCCTTTCAATAGTTCTTTTTACATTATCTTCACGAGCGGCAACTAATTCGGCGATCTCTTTAGAGGTCATTGACGCATTGGTGCTAATTAAATTATTCATATTGACTATCCTTAGTGTATTAATTGACTTTTACCTTGTGAGATAAGCAAAGTGGCGCTATTGATGAGTAATTGATCAAGCATGTCTTGCATCCACTTATTACCTTCTTCACCTTTTGCTTTGTTGCCTTCGTAAAAACGGAACAGAGCGAATACGCCATCATCTGATTGATCGAGAATGACTGACTCAACTTTTACAATGAGTAGCTTCTCGACAATTTTTAAATCCAAATCGACAACAATATTTTTGTGTCTAAACGAAAATTGCTCATTAAGACCAGGGCCGAATCGCATTGCGCAGGAGATTAAATATTTATTTGCTTCAAGTGTTCTTAAGTTATCAACAATGTACTTAACAAATATTTCTTGTTCTTCTGGCGTTAATTTACGATTTGACTTAATGGCTTCTTTATCTAATAGAGAGGCTGGGAAACATTTTTCTTTTAAATATTCGATGATTTCATCTGGTGTCATTTTTTTAGTATTCATAACATACCACCCGGTATTTTAATTCTGGCTTTATCTAAACAGCGCTTTGATGATTGATTACTTATTTTTTGTTGATAACTCATTGCACCTTTGGCTGGTGGATCTGCAATAATAAAAGCTTGGTTGTATTGCTCTATTGCGCGTCTATAAAATCCTTTACTCTCTAATTGCTTACCTTTTTTCATGAATTCAGAATACGTCATGATATTTATATTCCTCTCCATTTAAGTAAGGCGGTAAATACTCAACGATATAATCAATCATGAATTTACCCATTTCAGAAATAGAACCATTAGATTTATATAAACGTTCATAGGTGTTATAGATATCTTTATCACTCCACTTACAACGTTGACGGCAATCTTTTTCTTCATAGACATCACGGAAGAAGTTATTTAAGTTTTCAAATTTAATCTCTGTAATAACAGTTTTATTATTTGCCTTTGATTTAAATTCAGCTTTCTTTCCATTTTGTTTAATGTAAATAAGTACCGAGTTAATAAAACGCTTTCTTCTTATTTCAAGTAAGTTCACTTTATCCATGTTGCTTACTCCTAATTCAGAGCGCAGCAATCCCTAGCATGAACGCTATAATTAATTTTTATTTAGTAGATGATTTATTTATTGGTCAAAGCGTTATTTAATTCATAATATAATCTATCAGCTTCTTTTTCTGCATCATCATATTTAGCGACAGCTTTAGCATATTCTTTTTGTAAGCGTTCAATATTACGTTCCTGCTTTAATCGCTCTTGGAGTTCGGTTAGTTTAGCTTCCTTGCGTTCCATAAAGTGTTCGGTAGGCTCGCCACGCTTAAAAGCCATTGTACCATCCTCAAGTTCACACTGTTCGCCTTCATAATTAGTCTCAATGCCTTCTTTATGGAATTCACGCTCAGTGAGAATATTTGCCAGTTTATTTAGTGCAGAGCGTTCACTTAAGTAAGCACGGTTGGCGCCTGCAATAATATAGACAGGGCGCATGGCAATAGTAATTTGGTTATCAGTTGCCTTCTCAATAGCTTCGTGTTTTTTGCTCATTTTTTTGTTCCTTTTATTCTTCGATTTGATATTTCATATTCAACTCCGCCAAACCTTTCATTTAATATTGATATTAATAACGACATTTGGCTTATAAATAATCCCACATCACTAATATGATTTTTTCCATCTTGATAATTTTCATTGTTATCAGCCCAAAACATAAATTCACCAAATATGTTCATTCCCGTAATGAGTGAATCAATAGATAAGTCTAAGTTTGCTCTTAATTTTCCCAACTCGCCTTCTGTTAATTTACTTAAGTCAGGAAGAGTAATTAATTCATCAATATTCATTACGCCTCCGTGAAACTTACTTTTTCATAAACAGTTTTTAAATTTAATTTGGCTGACTGGATTAAATTTGTAATTTGAATATCGTAATTTTTAATATGACCGCTTTCTTCGGCAACTTTTAAATTGATTGCAGTTTCTAATGTATTTAAAATACACCCGACAGCCGTTTCAATTGTATCGTTATCACTGATTTTAATTTCACCGATAGGCTTTGGTAATTTATCAGTATTAATAATTGATACATTTTCTTTTGCTCTTTCTATATTAGCTACTGCTGACTCAATAGCATTAAACATATTATCGCTAGGTGTTACGTTATCATTGATAATGAGATTTAAAATAGAAGTTGCATAAAGTAATTCATCACAAGCGGATTCTTTTAACTTAGTGTTATTCATCATTTAAAACCTCATCGATTTCATCTTCTGCTTGAGATAATAAGCTAAGTTGAATTGCTCGCTCTTCGCTATTACGAGAAAGAAACTGAGCTGAAATTAAGAATGCTTTTACTCGATGTAATGTATCTAGCATTTTCCCGCTATCTACATTAATTATTTCTTTTGTCATGATCATTATCTCTCTGTGCATTTTCTTCGATTAGCCAATTCGATATATCGCTAGATAAATTATAAGCTAACTCAATTAAACTCATAACATCAGGTTGGTTTTGAAGTAATATGCCATTTAGCTGAAACAGTAGTGCGTTTAAATGGTCACTTTTTTTTGCAACAGCCTTTAAGTTAAGTTCGTGAATCATAATTAAGCCTCGTAAGGAAATTGAGCAGAGAAAACAACATTGCTACCTAATAATTCTTTAGCTTGTTCAGCGCTGGTGGCTATAGCTTCTTTTTTCTCTGGACACTCTGTTTTAGTCCAGAAACGAAACAAGAATATAGGTAACATTACGCCTGTATGCATGTCAGGTTTCGGTAAATTAGGGGTTGCGGTAGAATGTATAATAGGCATGTTTAAATCCTTTAATCACGTTTTGTGTTTTTATTAACACATATTTGTGTTTATATTGCAATCACGATTTGTGTTTTTATTTTGATTTTTAATTTAATTTGTTGTTTTTGTTGGAAATTTATTTTCAAAAAAATCTCAGATTGGAATGGAGATCACTTCTTTAGAGGGGAGAGGGTACAAAAAAGCCCTCGCGGGGAGGGCTGGGTAAATATAATCAATTTATATTAGGTGGTTTATCATCTAGATCATTTATTACATTATCTTGATTCTTTTTAAGGGTCGTTATTGATGTTTTAGATAGGGTAATATCGTCTTTTATTGCTGTTAAGAGCTCATCTTCAAGCATTTTCTTAACACTATCTGGCAGGGATTGATCTTCAAGCCTTTTCTTTATTCTATCGATGGCTTTTTCACTTTCTGACAATATACCTCTTTGAGAGGCGCCTATTTTCCTCATTAACCATAATTTTCTTACTGCGTAAGATATGGATAGTGCAAAGGCTGGTAAAGCAGCAAAAGCAACAGGTTTCAACTGGGATAAGTTAAAGCCATAAAGAATAAAATCCCATTCACTAAGAAAAATAGAGATAGCTCCAGAAAGTAACATTGCAGACATATTTGCAGTATTTTGCTGGATTTTATTGGACACAGAATTGTCTGCAGAATTACTATTCTCTTCCAGTGACATCCCTGCTCCTTAGGGCTTGTATGGCTTTTTTATACAATTCTTTTTGTGTTTTCCCTGTAAGTACAATCTGCTCTGCTTTACCATTCCCTCCCTCGAACTCAACAAGGACTTTTTTTTCAGGCAACAATTGGTACAGTATCCAATCAAAAAAAATTCTAAATATTAAGTACAATGGAGGAAGTGAGCCGAAAAATATCAGCCAAATTGCCAATGTATGCATGACTTTTCCTCCTAATTTATTGTTATTGAATTTGGTATACTTTCTCTATGGAGTATGTTTTTTCACCAGTATTTAGTTCTTCTGTTATTTTTAACTTAACTAAGTAAGTAGAGCTGAATACTAGAGATTCCATACCTTTTATTATTTTAGTATAAAAAGCATCATCATTCATAGTTATTGTTACTGGGGAGCTTTCATATTCTGCTCTCCAATTTGTGTTTTTATCTCTATGAACAGTTAAAAATGTTATAGGCGCATCGTCAATAATAACTTCATGAGTGATTGGGTCGATAATCTTACTTCTATTGTTAAATTTGAAAGCAGTGCTTTCTTCTTTTGAGCATTCAACGATATCATTTCCTTCACTATCATTTATTTTTATTAACTCATATCCCTCATGCTGCAATGGCGAGTAAATAACCTTATCTAAGCTTTTCCTGATAGTCTTACTGGTGAGTAATTTCCCAAAAAAAGAGGGCGTTACTAAGCTCTCATCGTCTTCTAAGACTATTTTGCAATCGCCGTCTTGAGTAAAAGACATTCTCTTAATTGTTCTATTGTTAATTTCTTTTATGTAACTTATTAGTGAATCTTTAGCCGCAGATCCTGCTGTTACTGTTAATCCAATTACCGACAATATATCCAAGTATTCAGATGGATGCTGAACTATATCAAGTAGATATTCAAAAGAACCAGCTTTAAACGGTTCAACCTTTACATCAATTTTATCATTTGTTCCGTTGAGTATTAGATTTACTTCGCTAATAAGTAATTGCAATCCTGAAAGGGATTCAGATAAGACTGCAAGATCTATCTTATGCTCAGACAGCGCCTCTCCATCATACTTTATTGTTAATAATTCTTTTTTCATTACATATCCTTGGTAGATAGGAAATATCCAGTTTTATTCCGGAATAACTATTTATCAACCACACCCTAAAACGTGTCGTCACCCAAAGAAGCAGCCTTGTACATCATCTTCGACGAGCTTAATAGCGTCAGAGAAACTACCTAACATTATTTCATCGTAGTTATGCCAGTTGCTATTTTTATCCATCCAAAGCAGAGACCATGAATTCGAATACCTATTATGTGTGATTTTTGCTATAGGTTCTTCTACTCTGCCATCACTCCATATTAGTTGCCTAATTTCAAAGATAATTACTGAGTCGTCCTCGATACGATACTGTAAATCTAATTCATCCCTTAGGTGCTCTGCTGGGCGGCGTTTTTCCATGAAAAATTCCATACACCGTCTAATATTTGCTATCTCAATATTGTTAAACGCCATATTTCCTCCTAAAACGTGTCGTCAGGCCATTGTGACTTGATTACCTTACCTATGATTGTGCAGTTCCCGTTAATAGGGATCAGGTCATAGCGTGGGTTTAATGGCTCCAGATACTCAATACCACCCTCTCTAATCAGTCGTTTGAATGTGAACTCATCATTTAGCAAACGAGCGACACAGAAATCTCCGAACTCCACTTCTTCCTCAGGATCAACCAGAATTAGCATACCTTCTGGAAAACTTGGTTTACCTCCTGGTGGTGCTGTCATTGATTGACCTTCAACCTCTAACCAAAAGGCGCGCTCACTGGCTTTCTTAGCTGTCGGTATCCACGACACAGCATCTTTTTGAGTGTATGAGTTAAATTCTGTTGAGAAAGCGCCGGCCTGTACCTTTGTGAATAGAGGGTATTGGTAATTACTTATAACTTGTTCGCTTTGTGAGCCAAACATCAACTCTGCAGGGGATACTTCTAGGATCTCACTAATTCTTAATGCGTCGTCAGCACTAATTTTTCTCTCACCAAGCTCATAATTTCCTATTCGTGACGCAGACGAATATCCACACAGTTTTGCCAACTGAGCCTGACTAAAACCTTTAGATTCGCGGATAGATTTCAATCTCTCCCCGATAATTTCATTAATCTTTTTCATAGCCATTATTTAACACAAAACGTGAATAAAGTAATTAAACAAAATGTGATTGCATAATAAACACATTTTGTGTTTAATGTATATAAAATAATGGATGGAAAATATGAATAAAATTTCAACACAACGTAAAAAGCTTGGAATATCACAAGCAAAACTTGCCGCACATTTAGGCTGGGGGCAATCAAGAATATCCAATTATGAACTAGGTATTAGGACTCCAAGCCTTTGTGACTGTCGTTCAATCGTAGCTGCTTTTAATGAGTTGGGTAGTAATTGCTCCCTGGATGATTTGTTCCCTTCTAAATATGGTTATGAGTCTAATGCCATGAAGAATAAAGGAAACTCTCATGCACCAAATCAACATGCCGATGCCTGAACATTACTTCCCTGATGATGCTAAGTGGATTCAGGAACAACTTACGAAGTTAAGCCCAAGCATGAGGCAAAAGGCATTAGTTAAATATTCAGAAGTGTATCAAACGGAATGGGAACGAGAACAAGTTCCCTACCGTAAAGACAACAAAGCTCGTCATGAAGCTAACGTCAGATTAAGAGAGTTCATAAAGCGTTATCAGAGAGCAATGCAAGGGTACACAGCAAAGCCGTTATCGATTTAGCAAGCAATGCCAAGGGAGAGGCTTAAATTTAACCAATGTTTTTATGGCTCTGTCCATTGGCTGTGGAAAAATCTCAATGTTTGCAATGAGTTAAACAACAAAAACAAAGGTCAAGGTCAACACAAGATCGAGTCTACGAGTACATAGGTATATAGATAATAAAAGGGAGACTTTAAGAAATGAATAAAATCAATAACTTAAGTACCCCAAAAATCCCACCACACGGGACGTTTAGTGTCATAGCTGGGAATGTTATTAAAAACAAGAAGTTACAAGGAGTTTTAAGAATGGGTAAATCTGAGGTTGGTAAACGTATTGAATCATTAAAGCTTCCTAAAGGCAAGGGATTGAGCTTCATTCAGGCATACGATTCAGGCTTAGATTTAATCTCAAAACTTGCTGAAGAAGGAAATGTGAGTGCGATACGACTCTATATCCATTTAATCAAAATTATGGATCGCAGTTCAGGCGCAGCAATGACAGATATTAAATCAATCATTGCTGATACAGGGCTTTCTCGTAGTGCTGTGTATCGTTCAATCACTGCGCTAAAAGAGGCGGGGCATTTACGTTGCCGAGTTAAGCAAGTTTATGAAATTAATCCAGAAGGCTTTTGGGGCGGTTATGCCGATGGGAAAAAGAATGCCTTGTTTATGGCTGAGAATAGCACTGTAACTAAAGGTGTTCGCTTTAGATTGAATGCAGGGGCTTCACACAAGAAAGGATCTTTTACCTTACCCGCAACATTTGAGCCAGTTGAAGACAGCAAAAAGCCGAGTAGCACAACTTTCGACGGGAATGCAGACTCGGCTTCTTTGGAGGGAAATGATGAATAATCAAATCACCAGAAAGCATTATGACATGAATTTATCGTTGGAGAAATGGCTACCTGTTGCTATTCCTGATTTTAGTCAGAGTTATGAAGTAAGTAATTTCGGGCGGGTTCGTAGTGTAGATCGCTGTACATCAGGCGTTGTTAAGGTAAGAAAAATAAAAGGTAAGTTGTTAAAAACTAGAATGCGAAAGGATGGGTATTTAACTGTAAATTTCCATTTTAAAGGGATTGCAAAGCAATTTGCTGTACATCGTCTAATAGCGCTTACATTCATTAAAAATCCAAATGAAGCACCTTATGTGAATCATAAAAATGGAGTGAAAACAGATAACAACGCTAATAATTTAGAGTGGGTTACTCCCTTAGAAAATATTCAACACGCGATAAAAACTGGTCTGATGAAGGTAGCAAGAGGTGCTGATAATGAGCAATTCAAAGGCACCATAATCGCTACAAATAAAAAAACACTTAATACATTAAACTTTAAAGGCAAAAAATCACTGATTGAATTTGGTTTTGATCATTCGGCAGTTTACGGATGTGTAACTGGACGAATGAAAAGTCATCGAGGCTATACCTTTCGCAGAGTAGAAAGCAAAGTAGGGGTGATGACATGTTAACAATCACACCAAATTTTGCACAGGAACGCGGATTGACGATGTTACGTCAGGCATGGAAGCAAAATAGAACATTCATGATTTATAGCCCAACAGGAAGCGGGAAAACGGCATTAGCCGCGTTTATTACTGATGGACATATTCAGCGTGGAATGAGAGTGATGTTTCTTGTTCCTTACACAATTTTGATTGATCAAACAGCCAGTCGTTTTATTGAGTATGGCTTGCCAGCCGAAGAAATTAGCTATGTATGGCGCGATCATCCTAATTACGATCCGACTCGTTTAATTCAAATTGCATCAGCAGATACCGTTATTCGTAGAGACTTTCCAGACAACATCGATTTACTCATTATCGATGAGGCGCATTTACGCCGTAAGAAAATATTAGAAGTGATCAGTGAAAGTGAATTCAAGGCAATTGGTTTGTCCGGTACGCCTTTTGCATCATTCCTTGGTCATTACTACGAAACACTAATCAAGCCCACCACCATGAAAGAGTTAATCAAGCGTGGTGATTTAAGCTCATACGAGTTCTATGCACCGACTAAACCCGATTTATCAAAAGTGAAATCGTCCAGCAACGCAGAGTTCGGTAGTGATTACAAAGAAGCTGAGATTGCTGAAATCATGAGTGGTGCGGACTTGGTGGGGGATATTGTTGATAACTGGTTGGTGAATGGTCGAAATCTACCTACGATTTGCTTTTGCGTCACAGTCAGTCATGCCAATTTTGTCACCGTCGAGTTTAATCGTGCAGGTGTCAATGCTGAGGTGATCACCGCAGATACGCCACATGATGAGCGTCAGATCATTATTCATCGGTTTGAGCAAGGCGCGACCAAGGTGCTTGTGAGCGTGGGAACATTGATTGCCGGCTTTGATAGTGATGTCCGTTGCATTATTTACGCCCGTCCAACTAAATCAGAGATTCGTTGGTGTCAGGCTATTGGAAGAGGATTACGTACCGCACCAGGAAAAGAGACTTGCCTTATTTTTGATCACTCCGGCTCAGTTCACCGCTTAGGTTATCCCGATGATATTGAATATGACGAACTGCCTACCAAAAACGACGGTATGAGTGAATCTTCGTCTAGCAGAGAGCAAGAAAAACGAGAGAAGAAACCGAAAGAATGTTCCTCTTGCCATTACATGAAACCTGCAGGTGTTTATGTTTGCCCTAAATGTGGGTTTAAACCTTTAGTGGGTGAAGATATCGATGTTGATACCAGCCGAAACATAAAAAAACTGAATAAAAAAGAGCGCACTTACACCAGAGAAGATAAGCAAAGCTGGTGGTCTCAATTGAAATACTACCAGAATCAACGTGCGACACAGGGCAAGCCCATCAGTGATGGTTGGGTATCCAATACCTTCAAAGATAAATTTGGTGTATGGCCACAAGGTTTTCACAACACGCCACAAGAAATCACACCTGAAGTGAGCAACTTCATTAAATATAAACAAATTGCCTTTGCTAAATCTCGCAAGAAGGCGCAAGTCAATATTCAAAATCTACGTACCCAAATTAGCCACCAGTCACAGCAAGGAGGTTTACTGTGAATACAATTGATGCCGTAAAAGGGCAATGGGCAAAAATATTTGCACATTATGGGTTACCTCCTATAACAGGGCGTAAGCACTTTAAAGGGAAATGCCCTATCTGCGGACAAAAAGGAAAGTTTCGTATTGATGATAAAGACGGGCGAGGAACCTACATCTGTACGTGTGGTTCGGGTAACGGTTTTCAATTGTTAGAAAGAACACAAGGCAAAGACTTTAAAACATTAGCAGATGAAATTGATGTGTTGATTGGTAATCAGCGAGAAAAAGAAGCTATTTTGCCAACTAAAATAAATAAGAATAATTTATTCCAACGTATTACGGGCTGTTATTCCAAACTACCCATACTTAAAAATACACCCGCCATGCAGTATTTGCAGAATCGAGGTGTTTTTGAGTTACCACTTGATAACGTCCGTTATTGTGATCATCAACCTGTTCGTAATAGTTCTGACAAATTTCAAGCTATCTGGTCACTAGCTACTGATGCTAAAGGGCAACTCTGTTATTTACATAGAACGTATTTACAAGGGGATAAAAAAGCACCTCTTGATATTGTGAAGAAAATGACTGCTGTGCAGGATGACAATTATTTAGAGTATGCAGAATCTGTCGCGATAAGAATGTTTTCTGTTGATACCACACTTGGCATAGCTGAAGGTATCGAGACGGCACTTTCCTGTAAGCAACTCTATGGTGTAAATACTTGGTCGGTCATCAATACTAACTTCATGAAAAAGTTCAAAGCACCAAAAGGTGTTATCCACCTTGTTATCTTTACAGATATGGATTGGAATGCGGCAGGTCATGCTGCAGCTATGGAGTGCGCACATAAAAACCTACTTTCTAATAATGATGTAGAAACGGTCAGTGTGAGATGGCCTGATAATGGTGATTTTAATGACATGCTAATAGAAGCTTGTGAGGTAAGAGAGTTAGTATTTTCAAGACAACATAAGGAAGTGGCGTAATGCGTGATATACAACAGGTATTAGAAAGATGGGGTGCATGGTCGGCAGATAATACAGAGTCGGTTCAATGGTATTCGATTGCTGCGGGATTTAGTGGATTAATACCAAGCAAGGTTAAAGCTCGTCCTCAATGCTGTGAAGACGATGCAATAATTATTTCTAGTTGTATGGCGCAATTGAATAAAAAGAATAGTGATATGCATGATCTATTGCTTGATTATTACTTATTCGGAATGACATTTATGCAACTTGCTAACAAGCACAATTGTTCTGATGGGCATATAGGTAAAAAATTACAAAAGGCAGAAGGAATAATAGAAGGTATGTTAATGATGCTAGATGTTTCCTTAGAAATGGATCGATATGTAGAAAAAATCATATAAAAACTTTACGTACGTAAAAATGATGATATTGTGATAAGACTGACATCAAGGTCAACTAGCTTATGAACCTCATTTAAAGTGAGGTTTTGTGTTTTTATTGGTTATTCTCTTTGTCTGCGCTTTTAATTTTTAAAATGAAATAGCTTCATATTAAATATGAAATAGTTTCAATATCCATTTTTTTTATTAATGCTATGTTTGGTAGCAAAATTCTTAATAAGAAAATATAGGATATATTGAATGAGCACTAACATCCCTCCATTTAAAGCTGATGTCGTTGGTAGTTACCTTCGACCTGAATATCTACATAAAGCGCGTAGCGATTATGCTAATGGCACTATTTCTAGCCATGAATTAAAAAAAATAGAAGATAAAGCGATCATTGAGTTAGTAGAAAAGCAGAAAAAAGCCGGATTACATGTTATTACCGATGGTGAGTTTCGTCGTAGCTGGTGGCATTTAGACTTTATGTGGGGATTAAACGGCGTTGAAAAAGCCTTTTTATCTAAAGGATATTCATTCGATGGTATTGAAACTCGTCCAGAGACGGCTCGATTAACAGGAAAAATATCTGGAAATAACCACCCTTTTATTGAACATTTTTCATTTTTGTTGAAATTTGCTGAGGATAATATTGTTCCTCGTTTAACGATCCCTGCACCAGCTCAATTTTTCAAAGAGCTTTATCGACCAGAGAATTTAGATAGCACTAATGCAATTTATCCTTCAAAAGATGAGTTAATTAACGATATTATTGGTGCTTATCAAGAATTTATAAAAGAGTTATATCTTGTAGGGTGTCGCAATTTGCAATTAGATGATTGTACTTGGGGTATGATGGTTGATTCTCGATATCACAACTCAGGTATTGCTGAGAGCGAAAGTGTAAATAGTTGCTCATGCCATTCAGATCATACTGTAATAAGCAATGATATAAACTCATTAGCGGAAACGCTTGTTTATTTGAATAATGAAGCGATTAAAAACGCACCATCAGATTTAGTGTTAACAACACATGTTTGCCGAGGTAATTATCGTTCTACATGGGCCGCTAGTGGTGGCTATGGACCGATTGCTGAGATCCTTTTTGGAAGAGAAAATGTATCAGCATATTATTTAGAGTTTGATACAGATAGAGCTGGTGATTTCTCCCCGTTATCTTATGTTTCAGGCAATAAAAAAGTTGTTCTGGGATTAATTTCTTCAAAAACTGGAGAGTTAGAGAGTAAACAAAAAGTAATAGAGCGAATCTATGAAGCTAGTAAGTTCGTACCATTAGATCGACTATGTTTAAGTACTCAATGTGGATTTGCATCAACTGAAGAAGGGAATGCATTAACTGAAGAGCAACAATGGGATAAAATTGCATTAGTAAAAGAGATTGCTCAAGAAGTCTGGAAATATTAATCCCACAGACTGAAAACGTTATTACTCATAAAACTCCATATATCGTGAGATTATTGATAGTTTTTTTTAAAACCTCGCTTCGGCGGGGTTTTTTGTTATCTGCAATGGTAAGGTGTCTTTTGGTGAGTAAAATCACCCTTGCACTGCATGGAGAAGGCGCCTTAACCATTGTGGAGAACGCCGAGACTGATCGGCAGTGTATGGACTGTCGGATGTACCGCACACCATCCAGAGGCGGCCTTTGCGGATTAGGCTAAGCCCCTGAGAGTATCTGGAAACCGACGAAGGATTAAATAGCCTTCCTCCACAATCTCATAATAGTGCCCTCATAGTCACTACGCAGAACGGAGAAATCTGGCTTGCGATACACTTGGGGCTTTCTATTTTAATTCCCCCGAATTCGAGGGTGTTACCTTCATTGATGAGGGTAACATAGTTTAAGTTATTGATATTGTTCCGATGTCGGAATTCCGATAACGCTATTTCACATGTTCGGTTATTCCGAGCAACTCATTTTGAAGATCGCTTAGGCGGTCTTTTTTCGTATATGCCGACCACAGAACAATTACCCTCGTTATCACATTCACACAAGAGCTGTGAGTCGGCGTTCTATTAACTAATTCCTCCAAATAGGGGGTGAGTATGAATCATATGAAAGAAACCCCTGAGTTTTGGGATCAAGTATTCCAAGTTATCGCCGCTCATAAGGAGCAAGGAATTAGCGCGTCACTAGCAACTGGCATGGCAATTCTGCGTGGTAAGTACAACGGAGGTGGCTGGAGGAAAACGTTATTTGATGGTGCCATGTGTGCGTTGTTTGCATGGTTTGTAAAGGACCTCTTAACGCTACTTGGACTTAATCATGAATTGGCATATCTGGCTAGTGTATTCATTGGGTATGTCGGTGTGGATGGATTAAGTAAACTCATTAAGGGTAAGGCAGGGCTGAAAAATGACTAAACCAGCACGCGGTGAACGCAATAACAACCCAGGCAACATTGACTATAACCCACGTAATAAATGGAAAGGTTTAGTCGGAATTGAAACGGGAGTTCCTAACCCTCGATTCTGTGTCTTTGAGTCGCCTGAGTATGGCATCAGAGCAATTTATAAACTAACTCAAACATATCAACGTAAATATGGTTTGAACTCAGTATCAGCAATTATTAATAAGTATGCACCGCCAGTTGAGAACAACACGAATGGTTATGTTAGCCGTGCATCAAAAGAGATTGGTGTTGGTATTAATGACAAGATAGATACTCAATCAAAGTCAGTTGCTATCTCTTTAGCAAAAGCAATCGTGGGCGTTGAGTTGGGCTATCAACCGTATTCACAAAAAGTCTTTGAAGATGCTTGGTTGTTACTTTAACTCAATAATTAATCCTATCTCATAGCCTCGCATTTGCGGGGCTTTTTTGTATCCACGTTTTACGCACACCGAAAGTGCAAATCACATCGAGCCAATATTTAGGTAATGAGCCTTTGAGGGGATCAGTTAAAGCTGGTGTCGCTTCGATGGGCTGATTTCCTATTTCGGCAAAGGTTCATTACTAAATAAGGTAGACACTATGACTAATACAATTACTGTTCCATTTTATGATAACGAGCTTTATGTTGTTGAGCATAACAATGAGCCGTATGTTCCCATGAAGCCAATAATTGAAGGTATGGGATTAAATTGGGCATCACAGTTTACTAAGTTAAAAAAACGCTTTAGTAAAGGTATTGTGGAAATCGCAATACCTTCTAAGGGGGGGGAGCAATCAATGATTTGCCTACAACTTAGAAAACTTTCAGCTTGGATGCTGACTATTTACCCTAACAAAGTTAAACCTGAAATTAGAGGTAACGTTATTCGATTTCAGGATGAATGCGATGATGTCCTTTATCAATATTGGACAGAAGGGGTGGTTGTTAACCCTCGCAAGTTAAGCGTGATGGAACAACTCAATGAAGCTTGTGCTGATTTTAAAAGAGATGAAGCGATTGCGAGTAAGTTTGGCAAAGGGTTAAACGCTTGGAAGGATGTTAAGCCTCAACATGAAAATAAAATTCAGAGCCTAAAAGAAAAAGCAGGGGAAATGGTACTTGATTTTATTTTGATGGAAACGGGTAAAGGTAAAATAACGAGGGGTAGTTGTGAATAAGTTAAAGCCCTGGTTTCCCATTTTATTATGGGGAGCTTTGTGTGTTGCTCTATTCTTTTCAACCAAAGAAATGATTGAGCTTGGTAAAGAGAATAAAGAGCTAAAGAAAACAAACGACTCTCTTGTGGTTGAAATGGCCGATTACGAAAAGCGCATTAACTCACTTCATGAACTTGATACAACACACACGATGGAACTCACAAATGCAAAAGCTGAAATTGATAGGTTGCGCGTTAGTGCTGGGCGTAATCCTGACAGGGTGTACATCAAAGCCGAGTGTCCAAAGAGCACCAGTAATCCCACCACCAGCATGGATGATGCAACCACCGCCCGACCTACTGACACCGCTATCAGAAATTATTGGTTACTCAGAGAGCGAATTGCAGAATCAGAGCAAGTGATATTGGGATTACAGGATTATATTAGGACGGAGTGTGTGAACTAAAAAAAGCCCTACGTAGGGTACGAGGGCAAACTAACAAGATATCAATTAAAGTATAGCGATGTTTACTTAGTATAGCTTAGGTAAATATATATACCAGATTGATTATTCTTATCTATCTCCTACCTAAATAAACAGCGCAATATAAAAATAACCCTGTGAGTTTGGGCTCCCACAGGGCTTTCACTAGCATGTGTGAAAACAATAGATTATCAATATCCACTAAGCCAATCTATTAATAATCAACGTAAGTTTTTAGAAAACAATCGCCTCGCAATAGCGGGGCTTTTTAATGGAGGAATATCATGGCAGTAGAAGGTTCAGAGAATCCAGTTAAATTCCGTGAAGAACTGGATAAAAGCATTCCAAAAGAATAAAAAAAGCCCAGCATGGGAGGCTGGGCAATACTATCAAGATGTAATTAGATACAAACATAGTGAATTTTTTATTATTACTTAAGTAGGTATATTCACTAGTAGATTATTCTTAGTTATCTAATTTTGATTGGTGTAATGGATACAAAATAAAAATAACCCTGTGGGTATGGGATCCACAGGGTGGCTGAAATAAAGCAAATATATAACAGTGATAATCATACTATTATTTTACCATTACGTAATAAGAAGCGCCGCATTGTCGCTGTTTCCTATGTTAGCCATGACCTGTTTTATTCTCGACAGATAGCGCATAGTGAGAGTCAAAAACAATGAATACCACCGCCTTAGCTATTTTCGGTCATTATCCGCAACGTCAGCTGTAGGTAGAAGAAAGGACGTGACTATGGAGAGACATTATTAATTCTACAAACGTCATTCATTGAGAGGCGTTGATAGAGTTTATATAGATAGCCATCAGTTAATCGCTGGTGGCTTTTTTATTGGAGAGGATCATGTCAGATAATACTATTCAATTAAAAGTCTCAGTAGATACAAGTGAATTAGATAAGTTAGAAGAACAACTCACTCGCATTAAACAACTGATGCAAGATGTAGGCGTGAAGCCTAAATCAACACCACAGTTTGCTGGTAAGTTATTTATCAAAGATACCTTTGTTAATTCCGCAGGGCTAAAAGATGTGGCTATCAGTTATAAGTTAGAACAGGACACTAAGGCTGAGTTGGCGGATTTACGCATGCGAGCTAATAGTCAAGATATTGCTATCACTGAGTTAAAAAGAGTAATGGAAACTCAGCATCAAGCGTGGGCACAAGCTGTGAGTGAGTTAAATAACAAAACGTGGTGCAGTCAGAAGTAAAGGTGAGAAATCCCACCTTTAAAATCAAAGAGGAGAATAATCCTCTTTAGGTTATAGGAGATCATATGCCACCCCGCATACCTCGCGCATGTCGTAAACAGGGATGCGCCAAGACAACAACAGAACGTAACGGTTACTGTGAAGACCATCAGAACCTAGGATGGGAAACCCACCAGCGTGGTAAGTCTCGTCATCAACGTGGTTATGGTACCCAATGGGATAAACTACGAGCACGTATACTCAAGCGTGATAAGTATCTGTGCCAGGAGTGTCTGAAAGCAGGACGAGTAACTGAAGCCAATACAGTTGACCATATCACTGCTAAAGCACATGGGGGTACCGATGCAGAAGAGAACTTGCAGTCGTTATGTATTCCATGTCATAGAACTAAGACAGCGAAAGAAAGAATTTAATATTAAACATAACGTATTGATATATAACAATTAAATGAAGCTATGAAAATATTTAATTTCACATTGAAATTATAATATACAGGGAGGAGGGGCGGGTAAAATGCCTACCACTCTCGCCACCTAGGACCGCCCCCTTACCTCTTTTCACATCACCGCAGGTTAGAAAACTTTTTTTGGGGAACCCCAAGCGATTATTGATAGGAGATTTCTATTATGGCTGGACCGCCTAAAACCCCGTCACATCTGCAATTGGTGAGGGGGAACCCATCAAAACGACCGATTAATAAAAAAGAGCCAAAACCGCCAAAAGGGGTACCCACAACTCCGAAGCATTTCACTAAGCAAGGTAAGTATTGGTTTAAGCGTATTGCTGAAGAACTTGATGCAATGGGTGTCATGAGTCAGATGGATGCTAAGGCATTGGAGTTACTTGTCGAAGCTTACACTGAATATCGACATCATTGTGATGTTCTCGATGAAGAAGGCTATACCTACAAAAACAATACAGAAAGTGGATTGATGATAAAGGCGCATCCATCTGCTGCAATGAAGGCAGATGCATGGAAACGTATTCGCGCCATGTTAAGTGAATTTGGTATGACTCCCGCTTCTCGAGCAAAAGTCAGTATTGATAAACAAGCCGAAGAAGATCCTTTTGAGGCATTTTTGAAAAAGCGCAAATGATGAATGGCAATCGTAGCAGATGGAATTCAGTACGCCGAACAGGTGGTTGCTGGAGAAATTGTTGCGTGCGAACTGGTACGTTTAGCGTGCCAACGGTTTTTGAATGATTTAGACCATGGGCCTGAGCGTGGCATCTATTTCATTGAAGATCGCGCACAGCACATACTCGAATTTTACAGTTTTATTCCTCATGTCAAAGGGGCGTTAGCAGGTCAGCCTATTGATCTAATGCCTTGGCATGTTTTTATTTTAATTAATATTTTTGGCTTTGTTATCCCGTTAATTGATGAACAAACGGGTAAAGAAGTTGTAGATGAAGACGGTGATGTTGTCTTTGTCCGTCGTTTTCGTACAGCTTATAACGAAGTTGCACGTAAAAATGCAAAATCTACGCTGTCATCGGGCATCGGTCTGTATATGACAGGTTTTGACGGAGAAGGTGGCGCTGAAGTTTACTCCGCAGCAACAACGCGCGATCAGGCTCGTATCGTGTTTGAAGATGCGAAGAACATGCTGAAAAAGTCCAAAGAGACACTGGGCCGTTTATTTGGATTTAATAAACTCGCAATCTATCAAGAAAGAACCGCCTCTAAGTTTGAACCGCTTTCCAGTGATGCCAATAACCTCGATGGTTTAAATATTCACTGCGGTATTGTTGATGAATTGCATGCACACAAAACTCGTGATGTATGGGATGTATTAGAAACCGCCACCGGTGCGCGTCTGCAGTCTCTTCTTTTTGGGATCACTACAGCCGGCTTTAATAAAGAGGGGATTTGTTACGAACTGCGGGATTACGGTATTAAAGTGCTTCGTGGCCAAGTGGATGATGACTCGTTTTTTGCGATTATTTATACCTTAGATAAAGACGATGATCCTTTTGATGAAACCGTGTGGCAAAAAGCAAATCCGGGTCTCGGTGTTTGTAAGCGCTGGGATGATTTACGCCGTTTAGCCAAGAAAGCCAAAGAGCAGGTTTCGGCACGGATTAACTTCTTTACCAAACACATGAATATTTGGGTCACGGCTGAATCTTCATGGATGGATATGATGAAGTGGGATAGTGCGCCTGAACTTGCATCACCACAAGAATTGAAAGCTTACCCGTTATGGGTCGGTGTTGACCTTGCCAATAAAATTGATATTTGTGCGGCAGCTAAAGTATGGAAACAACCCGATAACGGTCATGTTCATGCTGATTTTAAGTTTTGGTTACCCGAAGACCGACTTGAGCGTTGCTCTAAACAAATGGCTGAACTCTATCGTAAATGGGCTGATATGGGGTATCTCGAATTAACCGATGGTGAAGTTGTCGATCATGCTCAAATTAAAGAAGAAATCATCGAATGGGTGACGGGTGAGAACTTAAACGAACTGGGTTTTGACCCATGGAGTGCGACACAATTTAGTTTATCACTGGCTGAAGAAGGGTTACCCCTTGTTGAGGTTGCTCAAACGGTGCGTAACTTTTCCGAATCCATGAAAGAGATTGAAGCACTGGTTTACGCAGGTAAGTTTCATCATAGCCAACACCCTGTTATGAACTGGATGATGTCGAACGTCACAGTTAAACCAGACAAAAACGACAATATTTTCCCTAATAAATCTACACCCGAGGCAAAAATTGACGGCCCTGTTGCACTATTTACAGGCATGAGTCGATTATTGGTGAATGGTGGCAGTGATAAACCCGATATCTCAGGATTTATAAATAACCCAATCATAGTAGGTATCTAATGCAACACAATAAAAAACCAGGGCGCATTAAAAGTGCGCTTCTTAATTGGTTGGGCGTACCTATTTCGCTGACCAGTGGAGAGTTTTGGCAAGAATGGAGTGGCACAAGCAGTAGTGGAAAAGTTGTAACAGCAGATAAAGCAATGCAACTTTCTGCGGTTTGGGCATGTGTAAGATTGCTTAGTGAATCAATATCAACATTGCCGATCAAGATTTATAAAAGCGAAAGTGATGGCTCAAGAAGTTTAGCGAAAGAGCACCCTATTTATAGATTACTCTGTAAGCAGCCTAACTTTGAAATGACGCCTTCCCGCTTTATGTTAATGGTTGTTGCTAGCCTTTGTTTGCGTGGTAATAGTTTTATTGAGAAAAAATATATTGGTTCAAAGTTGGTTGCTTTAGAGCCTTTATTGCCACAAAACATGACGGTTAAACGCAGTGAGCAAACGGGGATGCTCGAATATAAATACACCGATCCGTTAGGGCAAAAAATACGAACTATCCCTATTAATAACATTATGCACATTCGTGGGTTCGGCATGGATGGCATTTGCGGAATGATCCCCGTAAAAATAGGGCGTGATGTTATTGGTGCTGCATTATCTGTTGAAGAGTCAGCCGCTAAGATATTTGAAAATGGATTGCAAAGTTCGGGTTTTTTATCTGCTGAACAACCGCTTAATGAAGAACAAAGAGAGCGCATTAGAAGTTATTTATTAAGCTTTGTAGGTTCAAAAAATGCGGGAAAAATGATGGTGCTTGAGGGGGGGATGAAATACAACAATGTCACCATGAATCCTGAAGCGGCTCAAATGTTAGAAAGTAGAACCTTCAGTATTGAAGAAATTTGTCGATGGTTTCGTGTTCCACCCTTTATGGTGGGGCATATGGATAAACAAAGTAGTTGGGCATCGAGCGTCGAAGGTATGAATATGCAGTTTCTTACTAATACGCTAAGACCTCTTTTAGTCAATATAGAACAAGAAATTAGCCGGTGTTTATTGAATGGCGACGATAATTATTATGCTGAATTCTCTGTTGAAGGTTTATTACGGGCTGACAGTGCAGGGCGCTCTGCTTACTACACAACGGCATTACAGAATGGCTGGATGAGTCGAAATGATGTGAGACGGCTAGAAAATTTACCGCCGATTGAGGGGGGTGATATTTATACCGTTCAACTTAATTTAACCCCCCTTGATCAGCTCGGGCAAGAAGCCTCTAGTAATGAGGCTGAAAAACTTAAAGCGCAGATCACCAACTGGTTATTTCCTGAAGGCAATCCCGTAGCCCCGCATTCTCAAGCCAATCAACCTCACTCTGAGGAGTAAATTTATGAAAAAAAGTCATTTGCCAGTTGCGCTGGAGGATCGCCCCTGCGCATCGATTAGCTATGAGCTGAAATCTAAAGCACTGGATAAATGGAATAGCAGTATTCGTGCATCAAGTACAGATAACACCATCTCAATATTAGATGTGATTGGTGAAGATTATTGGGGAGAGGGGGTTACCGCAAAACGTATTTCTGCCGCACTTCACGCCATTGGAAATAATGATGTGGTTGTCAATATCAATAGTCCAGGTGGCGATATGTTTGAAGGATTAGCCATTTATAACCTACTTCGCTCTCACAGTGGAAAAGTGACCGTCAATATTTTAGGTATTGCCGCTTCAGCTGCGTCCATTATTGCAATGGCTGGTGATGAAGTTCAAATGGGTCGCGGTGCCTTTTTGATGATCCATAACTGTTGGGCTGTCGGTGTGGGTAATCGGCATGACTTTGCAAAATTAGCTAATGATCTCGCCCCTTTTGATACGTCGATGGCAGATATCTATGTGGCACGTAGTGGGCAATCTAATGAAGTCGTGAGTCAGATGATGGACGACGAGACCTATATTGGTGCGAGCGAAGCGATTGAAAAAGGGTTTGCTGATAATTTGCTTACTGCAGATATCGTTGATGATGGTGATGAAAGCCCACAAGCCGCTATTCGTAAATTAGATGCGTTACTTGCTAAGGCGAACACCTCTCGCTCTGAGCGTAGAAAACTTATTAGTGCTTTAACACGAAGTATGCCGAGCGCTACTTCCAATCCTCACGGTACGCCAAGCGCTACCTCTGAAATTAATCCTGACACTCTTTCTGAATTGGAAAAGGCGGTAAATGCCTTCGCCACAGCTAACTAATTGGAGACATTATGTCTGATACAAATGAATTATTAAAAAGTCTATCGGCAAAAATTGAAGAAGCCAACGGCAAATTTAATGCTAAAGCCGAAGAAGCCTTAAAAGAAGCGCAAAAAGTCGGTAGTTTAAGCACTGAAACTAAAGCCACAGTCGATAAGATGGCAACCGAACTGAATGCATTGCGTGAATCTGAAAAAACACTCAAAGCTTCATTAGGTGAATTAGAGCAACATGTCGCACAAATGCCGTTGAATAATGCGGTTCAGGCAGCCAAAACAATTGGCCAGCAAGTCATTTCTGCAGATGTACTGAAAGAAATTAACTCTAGTATTCAATCAAGTAAGCGCATTTCTATTCCAGTGCAAGCCGCATTAACTTCAACCGGTGTGGCTGAAGGTGTTGTTGAGCCTCAACGTTTACCAGGTATTGATGTTGCGCCAAAACAGCGTTTATTTATCCGTGATCTGATTGCGCCGGGCAAAACAACGTCACCGGCTATTTTTTGGGTTCAGCAAACGGGCTTTACGAATAAAGCTTCTGTGGTACCAGAAAATACCACTAAGCCTTACAGTGACATTGAATTTGCAACCAAAATCACACCAGTAACCACCATTGCTCATATGTTCAAGGCCTCTAAACAAATCTTAGATGACTTTGCACAACTGCAGTCTTTAGTCGATGCTGAAATGCGTTATGGTTTGAAGTTTGTTGAAGAGCAAGAAATCTTGTTTGGTGACGGCTCTGGTGCTCACTTACATGGCATCATTCCTCAAGCCTCTAAATATAAACCTGAATTTAGCGTCGAAAAGCAAAGTGGCATTGATGATTTACGCCTTGCGATGCTACAAGCGCAATTAGCTCGACTGCCTGCCACAGGGCATGTTTTGCATTTTATCGATTGGGCGAAAATTGAATTAACCAAAGACTCATTAGGGCGTTACATTCTTGCCAACCCATCTGCATTAATTGGCCCAACCTTATGGGGTTTACCTGTTGTTGCTACTGAATCAACGGCCTTTAAAGGCAAATTCTTAACAGGGGCATTTAACGCGGGTGCGCAGTTATTCGATCGTGAAGAAACCAATGTGGTGATTTCTACGGAAAACACTGACGATTTTGAGAAAAACATGATCTCCATTCGTTGCGAGGAGCGTTTGGCGTTAGCAGTAAAACGTCCGGAAGCCTTTGTTTACGGTGATTTCACCGTGCCTACATCAGGGGAATAATCGATAGAGCGGTCTTCATGACCGCTTTTTCTTTGGGGGCAACATGAATCTAATTATATTACGAGCCATTTATTTTGGTGGTGTCGTTGTTACTGAGGGGAAAGAGATTGAAACCTTAGAACAACATGGTCGTGAGTTAATTCAAAAAGGCTATGCAAAAGAAAAGGAAGTTGTACATCCTGCTATTGAGCCTGAGCCTAAAAAAAACACCAAAGCTAAAAAGGAGAAATAATGCTTTCTCTGGAATTAGTAAAAGAACATCTCAGATTAGACACAGATTATTGTGACGAGGATGCGTTATTGCTCAGCTATATAAAAGCAGCAAAACGGCGCGTAGAAACATACACTCGCAGAACATTAATAACATCAGATGAAAGCGTCGAGAATAAGGATACTACGCTACAGTATGGGGGAGATGTGGAAATGTCTATGTTATTACTTATTGGCAGTTGGTATGCAAATCGTGAGTCAGTAGTTATTGGTAATGCTGTTAACGCATTACCTCAAGCTTTTGAAGCACTATTGCAACCTTACGTAAGGTACGGCATATGAACCCTCTTGGCGCAGGTGAACTCAATAAACGCATTTCACTTTCTCACTTTGTCACAGAGCGCGATGAGCTTGGGAGTGAAAAAGTCGTTTCAAAAAAAGTGGCTGAGGTATGGGCCAAAGCAGAATCGATGTCGAACCGTAAGATTCGTACAGCTGACCAAGATCAGGTAATTGAAACCTATCATTTCACTGTTCGCCCTCGCTCTGATGTTGATATGGGGTGGCTGGTGGGCTATCAGGGGCGATTATTTACCGTTCGGGCTGTTGATCGTAATCAGTCAGATAGAGCAATTATTACCACAGAGGCGAATATTCAACATGATAGAAGCTGATATTAAAGCCGATCTGGAGCGTATTACGGAGCTATTAGCTTATCCGCTAAAACTTCCTTCAGATAAATTGGAAGGGATTATCTATCAACGGATTAGTGATCCCAAGATAAACACAGGGCTAGCCCGAACATCACTGGTTCAAGCTCGTTTCCAAATCGTTATTCAAATACCTGATGACTACTCAAAAGCCTTAAAACTGGAATCGACTCTCTGTCGTGAGTGGGAGTCCATCCAACATGGTTATATTGGCAACTATCCTGTTCAAACCGTTCAGCGGGGTAACTTTCTGCAGGACATGATTGAGCAAACGGAAAATCGCAAAATCTATCGTATTTATCGCGATTTTATTATCACTTATCCCGAGGATGCAACGTGATAACCAACCTTAGCGTGACAGGGTTGGATGAATTAGGTCGGAAATTAAAACAGTTAGAAGTTGAGTTAAAAACCAAGATATTACGCGATGCAGGGCGAGAAGCCATGCAAGTTGTGAAAGATGATATGGAAGCGCATGCAGGGTTTGATGCAAAAAGCACTGAACCTCATATGCGAGACAATATCACCATCAAAACGACACGAGTAAAAAATACGAATGGGGCTGTTATGGTCACCGTAGGACCGACAAAACCTCATTATATGAAAGCTCGCGCTCAAGAGTTCGGCACCATCAAACAAGTTGCTCGTCCTTTTATTCGTCCAGCCCTCGATTACAACCAACGTGCGGTGCTCAATACCTTAACTGAGCATATTCGCCATGCCCTTTCTTTATATACTTAGGAGTAAAAATAATGGCAGATCAAAAAACATCGCCAGAATACGCCATGCTTCCCGCGGGCACTATTGTGAAATTTGGTAAAGCGGGTGATACCGTTGAACAAATGAAGCCACTGGTTAACTGTAAGGCATTAGGTGCCACAGGACAATCAGGGAGCTTTGTTGAGGTCACGACACTCATCGATAAAAACAAACAATTTATTTCTGATTTACCCGAAGGGCCTGAAAAGTCGTTAGGCTTCATTGATGATCCAGAAAATGAAAACTTTGTGGCGTTCCTGAATGCAGCAGAAAAGCGTGAAACGGTGCAGTTTTACTGCGAACTTCCTAATAAACGTACCGCAACCATGATCCTTTCATTGTCAGGCTGGGAATTAAATGACATCTCAGCGCCTGCTAATGAAGCCATCCAGATCACCGTAAAAGGAAAACAAAATAACCTTGTATGGGGAACTTCTTCTGCAACATCAACAGGAGATCAGGGTTAATGAAAGGATTAAAAGCCTCTTTACTTACAGCGAAACCTCAAATTATCGAAGTCGATATTCTATGTGGAGTAAAGGTAAACATTCGTCGTATGACGGCTAACGAGTTGATGAATTTGGAACTTGAGGTTTCTGAATTAAATCAACATGGCAAATTACGTGAGGCATCATTACGTAACGTAGGTATGTTGCTGAATTGCTTGGTTGATGATGAAGGTAAACCGATAAGTAAATCGTTACTACCCAAACCAGAAGAAT